AAGTCTAAGTTTTGTCAAATACTCGTTGATTGGCTTGATCTGATCAAAAACAAATGCTGGTCTAGCGTATTTTGGGAAGTCTGGAGACTTTGTGACTTCCGGAGGGAGATTGAAGACCGTGTAGATTCTTCCGAACCAGTCTTTTCTAAGTCTCAATCTAGCCCAGTCGGGAGCATCCAGCGACTCTTTTTTAATCACCTTCAGATATTCCCTGTATAGTTTTATCTCCTTTAATACTTTAAAAATTCTGAACATAAAAATCCTTTATTCATTATAGTCAGAATTACTTGTTTTCCTCCATCTTCAGACGAATTTTATTTCTAGCTCGTCTAATTCTGGTGGCAATGGATCTCTTTTTGATCCCGTATTTCTCTGCTATGTCTTTATATTTCATTCCGTTGATCTCTCTGTCGATCATAATATCTCGATAAAGGGAAGGGAGGGATCTAATTTCTTCAATGGCAGTTTCATACATATCATCTATAGATTCTCCTTCGTTGGCAAAGCTCCAAAGGGGATCTTCTTCAATGTGGTAGGTGGGATTCTTCTCCTCGTTCTTGGAAGAAGAATAGTCTAAATCTTCTATGGAAAGGTGGACATATTTCTTCCTAGTCTTTAGTAGTAATAAAGACTCGTTTCTAGCAATGTTATAGCACCAGGTAGAAAAATTTCCTCTAGAAGAATCATATTGATCTATCTTTTGCCAGACTTTAGCCATTGCATTTAAGAATGCATCCTCTGCTAATTCTGCATCTTTTAAAATTCCATAACAATGATTTAATACCCCCGGTTTAACTCTCTCATAAAGTGTCTTAAAGCTTCTCTCGTCTCTAGATTCGATAAAATTCTTTGCAAGTACCTGAATGTTCTTTTCTTTCTTAATCTCTTTTTGCATTTCTCTGTATATTTTTTCTTAGTTTATTTCTCCAATTCTAACAACCTCAATTCCAGCCTGGAAGAGGAAGCTAAGCGATTCTGTCTTTCTGTAAAGATCCTTAAATACCACTCTTTTAATTCCCGACTGAATGATGAGTTTAGAGCACTCAAAACAAGGGGAAGCTGTAATATAGACCGTGGATCCGTCTGAGCTATTTGTGCTTTTTGCCAATTTTGTAATTGCATTTGCTTCTGCATGAAGAACATACGGTAGAGTTGTATTTTCATCATCTTCACACCGATTAGGGAAGCCCGACGGACTCCCGTTATATCCATCCGAAATGATGGACTTATCTTTTACCATTAAACATCCGACCTGCATTCTTTTGCAATGAGAATTAGTTCCCCAGATCTCCGCCATTTTGAGATAGACCAAATCGGTCTTTCTTGTCTTCTCGTCCAGATCTAAAGATTCTATAGAATTCCCATACTTAAAGTTCATATCCTCCGGAGAGGCTTTCCAGAAGGGAGAGGATATTTTTTCAGTGTCTCCAAAGGTCATCCTCATAAATTCCGGTTTGATCTGATAAATTTTTACCATTTTCTTTTTATTATCTCACTTGCTATGAAATATACGAACACCAAAGACTAAGTTTCAAAGAATTTTCAAAATATTTTGAAAATTATTCTAGCATGTTAGACTTTGGTCGGAACGGCTTGTTGTCCTTGACGTTGAGAGGACCACTGAGTGTTGTGTTGATCGCAGAAAGAAGAGCCTTTATGTCCTGAATGTCCTGTGCTGAAATTCCGGGTTCTGCTGGTTTAGTAGAAGAAGATCCAGAAGGTTTAGAAGCAGAAGGTGTGGTAGATCCAGAACTGGGTGTTGTAGCTGGGGTAGAAGAAGGAGTTTCCTTCGAAGGCTCCTTAGGAGTATCAGATCCAGATGTTCCCTTATCCGGAGTTGGTTGGGTTGGAGTTGCTTTTGTGGACTCAGACTTTAGAGTCTGTTCTTCCTTCTTCATCTCAGACTTCCCCTCTTTTCCTTCTTTGAACTTCTTAGCTAGAGACTTGACTCCAGCAACAGTCTTTCCTAGTGCACTTCCTTCGTAAGCCTTTTTGAGTTCCCCTTTTATCCTTTCACCCTCGGTCAGTTCAGGAGCTTTTGTAACCACCTCGGAAGAAGTCTTAGTCTCCAAAGCTTTTGGACTGGACTCCACCTTCGGGGATCCGGAAGGCTTAGCTTCACCAGGCTCTTCCTTGGGTTTTAATCTGTCGAGTAAAGACGCGAAAAATCCCTTCTTTCCGGTCTTTTTAAGAGTTCCGGATTTAGTTGCATCTCCTTCTTTAGTTTCTTCTTTCTTATCCTCTTCTTTAGGCTTGACTCTGTCTAAGAGTTTTCCAAAGAATCCTTTCTTCTCATCTGCTTTTGTGGTAGTGGATCCTGGTTCTTTGTTCTCTTCTTTACTTCTAGATTTAAACGGATTTAACTTGTCAAAGATAGACTCTTTTTTCTCTTCTTTTGCCTCTGGGGTGGGTTTTTCTTTGTTCTTTAACTCTTCCCTCTTGGTCTGAATCGCGGAGGCTGATCCATTGATTACTTCACTCGTTGCACTCTTTTTTCCCTCTGAAATTCCACCTTTGAGCCCAGAAGAGATGACGTCTCCGATGGATCCACCTTTTAGAAAAGATATCCCTGCAGCTTTCAGTGCTCCAAGTCCAGCCTGTTTTGCAACTCTACCTCCTGCTTCAGATGTTGCAGCTTTTGGAGAGGTCTCAGCGGGAGAAGCAGATTGACTAGCAGTCGAGGACTGCTTAGATTCTGCAGTCGCTTTCTTTGAAGCTTCTGACTCCTTCTTAACAGAATTTTCTACCGTCTTAGATAAGGTTTTTTGAGATTCCGAATTTATCTTGTTCGACTCTCTAATCTCCTTTGCAAGAACGTCTAGATTCCTAGTGAGACCCGACAACTCTTGAAGTAGTTTCTGAGAAGGTTCCATCAATTATTTTTTCTTTTATATATCAGTTGGGATCTTATTTGGAGAAATTAAACAGCTCAATTTTTCCAGACTCCTCCAGTGCTTCTTTGTTCTCTTTCTCGATAGCTTTGTTTAGTTTTTCTATCCAGATCTGATATTCATAGAAGGGAATCGACTCGACCCAATTTGGATCTAGACCATGTTCCTTCCACATTCTGAACTTCAGATCAAAGAAGTTCTCCAAAGATATCTGAAATAACGAAAAGAGATTTGAACCCTCCGGGAAAGGTTATCGGTGCGGTGACCTCGGCACCGCAGGTGGGACACTGAATATTAACATCTAGCTCTGTCCCGATTTTTATAGTTTCACAAAGTTCGTAATAGAGAGAAAATTCCTCCTTAGACCAGTCGTCCGAATCTCTCATCTTCTGTAAGATGTGCTTAAATTCTAGTCCTCTCCACTCATCAAAGATAAACGGAGCTATTTTAAGGAAGCTATCATCAACCTCAATCTTTCTTCTGTCACACTCAAGAACAAATTCAGAAACAGCATTCATTACCCCTATCGAGGGAACTGTCATCAGGATCTCTTTTCCTATCTTTCTAACCGGGAAGACAAAATTTCTGGTGAGTGGAGAATAGTACTTCATTACTCTTGGGTCGATATCATAAGAAGAAAGAACTCCGGTTCTTAGTTCTATTCCATTATTAATCGGACAAGAATTCTTATCCTTGCACTTGGATTCTGGGGTAATAATGATTCGATTTTCTCCCTGAACAAAAGTTAAGTCTCTAATCGCCATCACCAGGAAGAATCTGTCCTCGTGCTTTAGATCTTTATATGAAACCACCCCTTCATTTGGAAAATGCATTGTACTACACTTACTCAGAATGAAATTTAACTTCTCATCCAGATCGATTAGATCGTCCTCGTCGATGGTTGAAAAGTGTCTGATTTCTCTTACTTCTGCAGATCTGATTGCTATCTTTGTTCCTTCCGGATAGAAGAATCCTCTAGAAGGGAGAACACTTAAAGGAAGATTTTTCCAACCAAAGTCTAAACCCGGTGAAAATTCCGGCTCGGGAACTCTTCTAGTCTCTACTCTTCCAAGATCTGGGACTGGAGGAGTTGGAGGAGCTACTTCCTCTTGTCTCCTAATCTCTTCCATTACTGGAGGAGGTGTATACAAAGGGGTTTGTCTAGCTTTTAAATCCTCGGCAGTTGGGGTTTGGACAACTGGAGTCTCCGGAATGAATGGATCATCATAAACAATCCCTCCTTCCATTTCTTTTCTAGCTAGGATCTCTTCGGGAGAGAGACCTCTTAAAATTCCGCTTTCGTTTGAATCCATAATTTTTACTCTATACTTTATATACTCAACACACAAAAAAGACGAATATTTTTGATATTCGTCTCCTTGAATTTTATAAATTGTTTAGATTATCCAGCGATCTTATCTGCAGCTACTTTAGCTTGCTTAACCGTGGGTTTAGCTGAAGAGGTCTTCTGATTGAAGTACCCATCAACATCATTTTCAAAGTCATCAACGATGGGCTTAATCGCCTTCAGTAGATTCTCGGATATCTTGTCCATCTTTAAGTTCTGATCCTTCTCTCCAATATACTTTGTGATGAACAGTCCAGTCCTCGGATCTAGAGCAACTCCAGACTTATCGTATGAATTTACCGGGAATAAATTCTTACCTGCAAGCATCAGGGCTTGAGCAATCTTAAATCTGATTGGGTAGTCGTTCTTTCCAAAAACCTTCTGGATGTTAGTAAAGCTTAGTCCGGTGGGTTCAGAATCTTTGAGCGAAGAAGATTTCTTTTTTAGCTCTTCGATTGCATTTTGAGCTCTTTTTGGGTCCCATTCTTGAGTCCCTTCGTTTAGAGACTGGACAAAAGAGTCGAAAGATGATAGATTTTTCATTTTCTAATTTTTAAATAAATTGATCCTGCCAGTAATCTGCCTTCCAGCTAGTAGCTAGGGTGTAGAGAGTCTCGCCTGCATCATAGTTTAGATCCATTGGATTTAGATCTGCAGTCAGGAAACAGTTGTTTAAACTGATTCTTCTGAATACGTCTCCTTGCTTATTGAAGATTGAAACTACGATAGATCCAACATAGTCTTTCTTCAGACCCATCGCACCTGTTAGAGGGTTATAGATGAGATCTGCCCACTGTCTCATGATCTTATAAACGATCATGGAGTTCTGCTCATTTAGGTTTACTTCAAAGTCTATACTGAATGCAACTGAAGTATCGGAAGGAGCACCTCCTGCATATCTTCTCTCTGCAAACTTATAGAACTGACTAGAAGTCCCTGCAGGCTGAATATCAACTGCAAGTCCAGATATTTTCTTCACCTGCTGAGTTAAAATTCCTTCCCCCTTGAATCTAGTATTAGCTAAAGTAACACTAGCAGGAGGGGTAATCAAAACCTCAAACTGGTTAAGAAAAACTGGTTCGTACAGTTTTACTCCGGCCGCCGAGTTTGTAAAATGTGGTAGTCCTGCCATTTATTTTAATTTTTTTATGAGAATTGATCGTCCCAGTAGTCTACTGCCCAAGTTAGAGAAATGTCATATAGATCAGTTCCCGCATAGTCTAGTTCCATCGCATCGATGGGCTTGATTGGGAAACAGTCCCTACATGTAATTCTTCTAAATACATCCCCTTGCTTATTGAAGACAGAGATAACTATCGTTCCGATATAATCTCTCTTAACTCCCATCGCACCGGTTAGTGGGTTGTAGATCAAGTCTGTCCACTGTCTCAAAGTTTTAAACACGTACATAGAGTTTGCATCGTTCAAGTTAACGGTAAAGTTAACAGTCAAGTCAAACACCGTGCTGTCTGGTTTTGCACCTGCATAGTTTCTAACAGCAAATTTATACTTCTGTTGAGTTGGAGCAGGAGTCTTATCAACACCTAGACCAGAAATACCCGTCACCTGCTGCAGAAGGATTGATCCTCCAAGTACCGCTGCAGGGGGAGTAATTTGAACTTCAAACTGGTTAAGATAAACTGGTTCGTAGTTGTTTATCCCAAACAGTGAATTCTGATAGTGTGGTAATCCAGCCATTTAGTTCTTTTTCTTTTTTCTTCTATTTATCCGACTCTTTCTTTCCGTCAAAAATTAAATTAGACGAACTGAATGAATCCTCCAGCTGCAATTCCTCCTGTTCTAGTAACAGTAATTCTGTTGATGAACTTCTGAATTCCTCTAGCAGGCTCGAGAATAACGTCGATGATACCGATGTTTTGATCGATTACTGAAGGAGGGTTATTAGAAGCGTCCATGATTACTTGGTAAGCATAGATTCCACCGCCAGATCTAACTCCGTCAAGGTAGTTGTCCACCAGAGTCTTGATTT